TGCTGCTTTTGTCAATCGCGGCTTCTGTATCAAATATAACCGGAGTGATTCCTTGCTTTTGTGCATTGGCTAGTATTTTATTAATAATGAAAGTCTTACCGGCAGCACTAGGACCGCTAAATCCTGTAATTCTCCCGGCTGGTACACCACCATATAAACTGCCGCTAATAATAGCATTCAACACCATACACCCCGTATCTATCCAACTATCTACATTTGATAGTACATTTTCTGATAGTACACTAGCGTCTGGATTAAGTTTGTCTAGCTTAGCAAAAACACCTAATATGTCTTTGCTTAGTTTTGTGTCACTCGTTGTCATCAAACACTTTAATAGATTCTGGTTCTGCTGCTGGTTCTGGCTGAGATGGTTTGTATACATTCTCGTATTGCTTGATCAGAGCTTGATCCACTACAAGACTAGAACATGTCACGATGTTGTCTTTGTTAAATTTCCAAACGAGCTCATCATCTCGTTTATCCGCTGATACAAACTCCCGAAATATAAATGGCACTAACTGGACGGCTATCTGACCTGTGTCTTGACGCACCTCTATATTCACAATAGCTGGGTTACCGACTTCAATAAAGCTTGGTTTACTATTTATAATATTACCGACAATAGTACGGCCTACATTATCAACAAATACATCAATTTTTTTCTCGTTACTCATAAAAATATTATATCATATGGTTGTCTTTAAATCCACATCTTTATTCACTTAATAAGTCGAACAGATCTGTCTGTATCTGTTTTCCGGGTTGTTTGATAGACCAACCTACAGATTCATAAAATCGTTCAATTATACTAAATATAACTTTTTCAAACATTAGCTCTGTATCTGGTAAAAATACATCTTTAAGCTCGTCTGGTAAATAGTACTTATACCCCATAATTGATAGCCCATATCTGTTTGGTTGCTTCACATAAAAATATCGTACCTTATCACCTGTATCTATCTTTTCAAAATCAGATGTTACATTGAACTTGTCAATCATTAGGTTGTAAAAATAAGCAGCCTTTGTATGAATAGGCATGCTCTTGACTGTGCTGTATCCATCACATCTAGATGCGTATTTTGTATAATCCTTTATACCCATAACAAATGCTATATCTTCTATAGGTAGTTGTTTAAAGGTATCATATGCATCTAGAAACACTTTATCTGTCAGGGACAGGTCTTGCGTCTCAAGCATGGTCTCAATAATCTCCTTAACGTAAGGTTTTATTGCATTTGGTATGGTACTACGCACCACTTCAACACCTGTATATTTGTATTTGTTAACTGGAATACCTTCGTCATCAAGCACATGCAAAACATATCGTTTTTTCTGTAAAAATATACCAACATCACACACACATTCTCTCTTAAACACGAACCTACTATCCAGGCTATTCAGGGATTTTCTTGACCATTTTGTTATTTCTTTATTAAGAAAATCTTCAATCTGTTGTGCCTCAGCATACACATCACTCGAAACAATTCCTTTTGAATTATTAAATGTAATGCCCTTGGTGTCAATAATTGGTTTGATTGAGATATAGCTCGAATCAGTGTCATTGTATATAATGGGATCTATATCACTACCATTAGATTTTTGTCTTATATAGTCTCTCAAAATAATATTTGATTGCTTGATAACGGCTTGACCGGTCAGTGTTATGCTTCTAGCAATATCACTATCTCCAATAGGTGCATGTTTGTTACCGAAATATCCATACACTGTGTTGATCAGAATTTTGATTGTGAATTGCTTGATATCTAGTCGATCAACTGTACGCTTGGTTTCTTTATACTCCTTTGTATTTTTGTCGATTTTTAATAACTTTAACTTACATTGTTTGAGTTGTTTTTTTATTTCTACTCGTTGTTGGTAAAGCCTATCAACAATTTCAGGTACAATGCCTTTCTTGGATTGAGTGAATAATACCTTAGCTTTCGATATAGCTATTTTTTCATCGTTAACAAATTTTGAAAATGCATCATGTTTGAGCTTAAACATCTTCCCATTAACATGCTTGATTGTTACAGTGGTGTCTGTTTTGTCAACAATTGTGCCTATTTTAGTCTCCGGAGATAGATTCAATGATATCATGGTGTTAGGATACAGACTATTGGCATCAAATGATAATATATTTTTTTGAAAACCTCTCTGGGGTTCTCCAACATATGCTCCCTCGTATCTCTGATGATGTGTTGTGTCTTTGACAAATGTTGGTATTACCATACCTTGTTCTCGACCTTTCATCACCACCGCGCCGGTTATTGTGCTCAACGTACCCATGGCGGATTCAAATGTTGTGCAACCGACATATGCCAACATTCTCAATAACTCTATATATCTTAACTTATCCTCCATCTTAATAATAAGATTAACGTCTTGAACATTATATTCTACAAATGTTTGCCAATCATCATCTGCCAAGCTAGATAAATTTGTGTTACCGTAATCGATTTTTTTCTCTTCTAATTCATATTCAGCAATGGCATCAAGTTTGTATGATTCTCTCAACCCTACACTAAATTTTTTATATACATCTAAATAATCTAAACATGAGACTCCTTTTATATAAAATTTGTCTTGCTCACGACCGAACTGACCAGTTATTGTTCTCTTAAACACATTCCGGACGGGAGAGAGTTTTTTCACAGCCTCTTCGCCAAGTATGTTACGCACTCTGTTTATTATGTATGGTATGTCGAAAAACTCAGTGTTCCAACCGGTTATCACGTCTGGATGGTCTTTTTCCAAGTACTCTAGGAATTTGCTCAACAATACAACTTCACTATCACACTTAACATAGTGACAATTATCAATCGGCTTAGATAGCTTTCCTAAACCCCATGTTATAAATTTCTTTTTAAGTGAATCATAAATAGTTATCACGTTTATAGTATCCTTGGCTTCAGACGGTATAGGGAAAGCATCCGGACTATATGTCTCTATGTCGATATAGCATATCTTCAACGGGTTGTCAGAAAAATCATCACGTTGATGTTCTTTCCAGAACATATCAATTATAAATTGATGCTCACAGCTTATGTTCTCGAAAATACGAGTCCGTCCGGACTCTCTTATGTATTTGCTACGGTCCCATTGATTAGAAAATTCTTTTTTGATCACGCTTGTGTTGAACAAAGATTTGTCGTTTGTTACACCGTTACTCTCAATCCAAAGATATGGACTGTATGAACAATCCAAAACCACTCTGTTTCCATTCTTATCCCATGTGAAAAGTTTTACTATCTCTTCCCGGGGATCATAATATACATTTCTATACACAACACTATTGTATCACATTTGTATAAATGTGGCAATTATTTAATATGATTAATCTTATTAAGTTTTTTTCTATCAGGATGAGCATACGGTAATGTATATAGCTCAACATACTCATCTAGATGATCTTCTAACCATTGATCTTCAATTGCCAGACGAGCTTTCCGACATAGCTTCATGTAATGTTGCTTGTCCTTGAAAAAATAATCTAACTGATCCACCATCTCTTGTGGTGTGTTGAACTTGAATTGAGCATCATTATATGTCACCATGTCCTGACATGATATTGGCAAACCATACGCACATGCTTCTGTATATTTGATAGAACTTTTAGCTCTGTTGAATGTATTGTCAATTAATGGAGCTATCATGGCGTTCACCTTTAATGAATGTATGAACTGTGGTACATCATATAGTGGTTGCCATTCATGAAATTCGACATGACCAGACTTGACTAAATCATGTAACACGCGCGGATATCCACCGACAAACACCCATTTAAATTTGTTGCGTGTCTTATTAACAACATCTGATATCATGGAGAAATCGTCTTGTTGATTGGCACGATTATCTGTATCAAAATGAGCACCGCTACCAGCCCATAACACACGTGGTTGTTTCCGTTTCTTCACATGGCGATCATAGTTTATTTGCAATCTCTCCTCATCGTAAACCCCATCAAGCCACCACCGTGGAGGGTAGTTTGGCACCACAGTAATATTTGGATTTCCGGTTTTACTTTGATAGTAGTCTTTCATGAAATCACACGTACATGTTATCTCATCCGATGCTCTCATCATTTCAACAATATTATCACGTGTTTGTGGGTCCGCAAATGCAGGTTTGTACTTGTTATAATCCGGTATATCCTCGTGAAAAACTATATCGTCTATTTCGTAGATCAACCTAAAACCGATCTCTTCTGATATATTGCGAAGGTAATTAAAAAACATTTTTTGATGAGGACTGGCTTGCCGCTGGACACGAACAGATTTCACACCACCGTAATAATCTTTGTCCTTGATCATGCATGTGGATCCATGTATGATCATTTTTTGATATGCTGTTAGACCCTGCTCTGGCCACCCCATCCGCCAATAACCACAACCACTGTAATCTGCTAAATAATTTAGTGCTCTAGGGAGCTGAGGTGATCGTGTTATATTTGTGTTGGATTGTTGATTGACCTGCACTCGTGGGGTCTGTCCAACATATGCATTGAATTGTGGCTTAGATGAACCATAAACTGTGCCTGGTCTGTATGTTAACATGTGTTAATATTTTATATGCTCCCCTGGTGGAATGCGACTGGTTATACCGTTCTTCTTTTCTAAAAAAATAATTTCACCAGTCGCGCTCTTGACACTCTCTTTACGGTGACTTATCACCATGATGCATTCGTTGTGTTTTTCTACTCGTTCTTTCAATATTTCTGTCACCAGCTCGACACCTTTCTCGTCTAAACTGCTATCAAATAGCTCATCGTATATACTAAAATTAAAAGCTACATCACCTTGCAACCGACGGATGTCCATAAATGCAAACAGACACGCGAGGTCTATATTCTTTCTCTCCGCTCCGCTAAAATTAAAATACGAGCATATCTTACCCTTTTCATCAATTATTTGCTCTTCAAAATATTCATTAAAAACACA